CAGTCATCGATATGCCGACGCACCAGATCGAGCGCAACGGTAAGACGAAGAACGAGATCTCTGCGCAACTTGTTGCACGGTATCTCGACGACCAAAAACCGGATCACGTTTGGATCGAGAAGGTTGGTGCAATGCCGGGGCAAGGGGTAAGCAGCATGTTTCAATTCGGTCGATCTGTCGGGACAATCGAAGGCATCATCGCTGCATTACGTCTACCCATCTCTTATGTCACGCCGCAGAAATGGCAGAAGGCATCTGGGATGCGTGCAGGCAAAGACGGATCACGGCAACGCGCGCAGGAACTCTTCCCAGCTTTTGCCCAACACTTTTCGCGGGTGAAGGACAACGGAAGAAGCGATGCCGCGCTCATTGCGTGGTACGGCGCAACACAGAATCCCTAATGAGAGAGGGAACAACTCTCATCCGCACAAGGTCACGGACTGACCTATCAGTAACTCTGAAGGAGTAATTATGTTGAGCTTTCCACAGCAAGCATCAGGTAAACCGTGGGCGCGTCTCGACGCACGCACAGGCATTCTCTTTGTCTCGTCAGCGGATGGTGAAAAGTCTGCCGTAGACATGAAGGGAAAAGTATTTGGATTAGACATCGCTAACGCGAAGCAGGGCTGGTTGATGGTCGGCGCTGCGGGTGTGGACTGGCAAGAGGTCAACGGTGCATGGGGTAATCCACCATCGCCAGACCACAAGCCTGGAGTAGATGTGACAATCTACTCGAAGGACGCGTCATTCGGAGACGCGCCATTCCGTAGCGCAAGAGGAAACTCGCGCGCATGGACGCAATTCGTTGCAGATGTTGCGAAGAAGGCAGGAGCAATCCCTGCCGGTAAACTCGCAACCTTAAAGGTTGATGCCGTGAAAACGATCAAGGTTGGTCAGGGCACATCTGTGCAGATCGACTTCACTCTTGCACCGAAAGAGAAATGGTTCTCAGCGGAAGAGCAAGCACCAGCTCCCGCTGCGGCACCAGCTCAGGACGACGATGAGTTCTAAGTAAAAAGAAACCCCCGTACCGGAATCCGAAGCCAGTGCGGGGGTTGAAGTCAGGGAGGACACCCTCTCATTCAAAGGGTAACATCGATGACACTACAAGAAACAAAAGAGATGAGCAACAGCGCGAGTTATACGATGTCGCTTGCGTTCGCAGGTGGCGGGTTCAAGGACACAACACTCGTGCCGCGCACATATACGCTCGCTGCGTTGAGCGACAGATTAAAGCACGTCAAAGTGGGGCAAAAGGACGGGTCATACCTTATCCGTGGCGGTGATCTCTCGATCTGCAAAAGGTCTGACGAGAACCTGCAATCAGCGGAACTGATTATCCTTGATGGCGACTCGTCCATCGATCCAGAGACTGGCGAGATCCTCACAGGCGCACCGTCATTCCATACCGTGCATGAAGCGCTGAAGGAGATGAACGTCGCGCACATCATGCATACGAGCCACAGCAATCGTGGATCTGATGGCGTTGTATCGTTCTGGAAATACAGAATCCTCATCCCTTGCAAGATGCAGTCGCAAGAGGAACTGACCGCTGCTGTCGATTACTTTATCGCAGAACTTCATAAGCGTCAGATTTGGATTAACGGTGTGAACGAAAACTACCGCTGGTCTCAGCCGTGGTTTCTCCCGCGCGTCAGCAAAGAAGAAGAACGTGAACGCTTTGTCCATCGCGATCATCTCGACGGATATATCTTCAACATCGATACCGCAGTCTCTTGGCAGCGCGAGACAGAGCAGCAAAACCAAATCATCGACCAGATCAAAAAAACCGACTCAGCCGCACCGCCGGTGACGAGCACCACGATCTCGCAATTCAATGAGCAGCACGGTCTCGAATGGATGCGAGCAACTCTTGCCTCGATGGGCTACCGCTTCAGCCATTACGATAAGCGGAATGACGCATACCGATACCTGTCACCGACGAGTCAGACCGGCGCGGCAGGGGTGCTGCTGTTCAAGGGAAGCCGAGGCGACTGGGTCACCTACTCGCATCACGGGGCGCACGACATCCTGTCTCAGAAAGTGGTGGACCCGTTCGCTTTATACGCGATAGCAAATTTTTCTGGGGATAACTCTGCCGCCGTCCGGTCGATCCAACCGCGCGAAAAGAGCATTACGGAGCAGCTCTCGGAGATCCGTAGCCACAATGTAGCTACAGAAGCACCGGTTACAGGTAACAGCGACACCCCGTCTCCTGCCCCCAAGAAGCGCATCGAGATCCTGCGCATGGACGAGCTGAAGGATGAAGCAGTCCAGTGGCTCATCGAGGATCTCGTGCCAGCCAAAGCGTTCGCGGCAATTTACGGGAAACCCGGCAGCTTCAAGTCATTCGTTGCCATATACCTATCCCAGATGATCGCAGCAGGTCAGCCAGCCTTTGGTAAGCCGACCGCGCAAGGGACATGCCTATACATTGCAGGGGAAGGCCAAGCAGGGCTGAAGAAGCGCTCTGACGCGTCGCGTATCACGCATGAGATAGAGCCGTCTGTGCCTCTCTATTTCATCAAGCGAAGCCTGAACCTTAGCTCGACGCTGGAAGATATGCAGGAACTCATCAAAGAGATCCGCGAACTCGGCATCGCGCCATCGCTCATCGTCGTGGATACGTTGGCCCGTAACTTTGTCGGGGACGAGAATAGCTCCAGCGACATGAGCCAATTCATCGCCGTCATCGGCGAGCTGATCGCGCAGCTCGGATGCACGGTGCTGGTGGTCCACCACGCCGGTAAGGACGAGTCAAAGGGTATGCGTGGCTCGTCAGCTCTGCTCGGTGCTGTGGACGCGGAACTCGAATGCGTGCGCACATCAGATGAGGAAGACCGCGATCACCTGACCGGAAAACTGACCACGACAAAGCAGAAGGAAAGCGAAGACGGGATCGAATTCCACTTCGAAATGGTCAAGGTTCTGACCGACCCAGTGGACCCGAACATCGTATCACTAGGGCTTAGACCCAGTGAGAAACAGCACAGCAAAAAGAGACAGAAAAAGCAGCTCACAGAGAGCGAAATTTTTACCCTAGAAGCATTCGATCTGGCAGTGGCAGAAGTCGGAAAGCGTTATGGAACACCCGGAATCCCGCCGGATAAACTGTGTATCAGACGCGCTGACTGGTTAGCGTATTTCCGACATTTGTGTGCTGGAGACGACAAATTCAGCGAAAGAACGTACCAAAGAGCTGCTGCGTCGCTCAGTATGGCAAAAATCATAGCCGCCAAGGGCGACGTTTTATGGAAAACAGAGCAATATCAACATGTTACAGAAAAACCCGACAAGCCGACATTGCCCGACATGTCGTAGTATGTCGTTTCTGGACACGACACGAGGCGACATGTCGGGTGGGGTATACCCCTTTAGGGGTATCCCACAATGTCGCTTCGGGTGTCGGCTGGTTCTGTCGGTGTAAGTTTGAGGCTAAGTTGCAGCTGGTGAGTTGCGGGTCAGAGGAGAGAGACGATGAGCAATATCGGTGGGGGTGATGGCGATGAGGGTGAGCGTCCCGTGATCCAGTTGTACCAGTTGGTGATGCAGGAGCAGGGGGACGAGAAGCCGCTCAAAAATGCGACCTGTGAGCGTTGTCTTTTTTGGGTGGAGTTCAAAGAGAACACTGAATCTGAGCCTGAAGGCGAGTGCCACAGATTGCCGCCGCAAGTCACCGCGACGGGAACGGTCAAGGATCAGCACTACGGATGCAGCTGGCCTATCACCGCCGCGTCTGACTGGTGCGGGGAATTCGAGGAAGCGGTGAGGATGAACTGATGGCAAGACGTGTTTCAGAAATCAGCAACCCGAACGAGCTGCTCGTCTGGGAGATGCGGCAGAGGCAGGTGGACGCGGCTCTCGCTCCTCTCGACCGACTGGCGCGAGAGATGGAAGGCTCATGGGGGTACCGCCGTCTTCAGTCGCTCGCCGCGCCGGATCTCGCGGTGAAGTTCGAGTCAGCCAAGCAGAAGCTCGACGAGGCGATCAAGGCGCAGGACGCTGACGCGGTTGCCCAGCGTGCCGCGATCCTCATGCGGGGATGGCAGGCACTCGCCAAGGCAGCGCAGGAGCAGGGACACGAACCGCTCGGTCACGGCATGTGGCAAGCCAAGAGCGGCGGGAGAACCTACACGGTGGTCCTCGTCAGGGAAGACGCAGATGCGCCAGCCTTGAGTGCCTCAGAGCCGGGGACGGTGGTGAGCGTCGAGGAGCTACTGGTCTGTTGGCGCAATCGCTACGAGAGCAGCGGCGTGGCGAAGGTCAAGGATGCGTTTCCGGGTGCGAGTGTGGTTGATGAGCGGCCTCGGGCGGGGAAGCCGTTGCCGCGTGGTGGGGATGAGTTGCCGTTTTAACAGGAGAAGAAAATGTACGAGGTAGTGGTAGACGGTGTGAGGGGTGTCGCCAATTTCGGCAAAGTCGGTGGCGAGACGGTAATGGGGAGGGTCGGGATGAAAACGCCGTTTCTGACCGCTGCCCGCAAGATTCTGGAAATGGGCGGGAAAGAGGATGATTGGCTTCAGCTTCGCTGGGCGGGGTCTCCAACAGTGTGCATGACAGGGAAGCTCGGCAAACTGGCAGCACTAACGGTGATTGAGAACGAGAATCACGGACCACGGTTTGGGAAATATCGGCCTTTTAGCATACCGGGTGCCTGATCGCGGCAATCTGAAACGAAATGGAAATTCTCCAGAAAAACTAGTTAAATCGAAATGGGAAGTGATTTACCGAAAACGGGTTTCGTTTTTCTGGACCAGCGAAAGTTTGGGCGACCGTCAAGAATTTGACAGTGTCAGCCGATTGACAGTGTCAGCCGATTGACATGGTGCGCCGCACAATGGCGCGCGTCATGGCATGCCGCACAGCGCCATGGTAGCCGCATATGGTCGCGCATTGTCGCGTCGCCGCTCAATAGGCGCGCGCGTTTCGGCATGGGATAGGGTGCGGCATATTACCGCGCGGGGGTTAGGGCGGGGCGCGTGGGCGGGGCATGGCAAGGCTCAAAACGAAAAAGCGCAGCCGATTAGGGCCGCGCTAGGGTTAATGGGAAGGGTTGGGGGGAAGGCATTATTCGAAATACGGGCCGCACATAGTGTCGAGCAATTCGCGCCACGAAAAACGGCTAGCGCGTGTTTCAGGCGAGTTGTGGTCAATGCTCAAATCGTTCCATTCATCAAGAAAAAGCGCCGCTTCGTCGCCTTGGATAAAACGCGACGCGTTATCGCTTTCACGGGTAATCGTTACCGCAACGCCGTTTCCATGACTATCAACGCGGTAGCCGTGAAATTGGTCAAGCAATTCTGTTTTCATAATTCCGTGTCTCCGTGTAGCCTCATCAGTTGCCGCTTAACGGCAAGACGCGCCCCGTAAGGCGCGTTTCGGCTTTTATTCACCCCATAAAGCGTTGCCGATAAAGAAAACAATAAAAGTGAAAACGATGGGACCGAATAGGATCAAGCCGTCGAAAGCCGTTAGCGTATGCATGGCGTTTCCCCTATCAAGCCGCGATTTTATCAGCGCGTTTCTTTTGAACGCCATGAGCTGGAAAGCCGACAATTGTGTCACGTTGCAACGCGCACAAGCCGCATGACTTGCAAGTCACGTCGTCGCGATACGTTGCCGGGCATACGGTGACTTTGCGCCCCGCTGGAGTTGTAATTTTTTCGGGACCGGAAACGCTAGACGGCAAAACGACAACAACGGGACCGGCTTTCGTTTCCGCTAACGCGTCGGCATGTTTCAAATTATTGGCGGATAAATTTATGGTAAAGCCGCTTTTATTGGCATGATTTACGGCTTCCCGATTCTTGGCATTATTGATCACGTCATAATGAGTATAAGTGAAGCCGCGCTTCCCGGCATTGGCAAGGACTAGAGACTTTAAAGCCGTTTCATCTATTGCAATGCGATTCCCGGGCAAGTCTCCAGCTTGATTGTGTCGCCATAAAGTGTCGAGCGGCATGCCGAAGACGGCAACAATAAACTCATCCCATGCCATGCCAGCTTTATGTTCAGTCACTTTTTGCCAATACATGCCAAGCGGGCCATTGCCAGCATAGCAGCCGTTTGAACGCAATGGACATGCGTCCGGGCAAGTGTCATAAGTCGTCGTTGAAACGGGGATAGGGCCCGTTTTTTCGTTGCGCGACTTAAGCGTAAGGGCGACTTGATAAGTCATAGCGTTAACCTTTCCGTGTTTCCGTGTTTCATGGTGCCCGCTAGGGTGGCCCTTTATGCGACACATATTATAAAGCGTCAAGCGGAAATTTTACATTTAGGGTTTATAATGTATAAAAGAAAAAGCGTTGAAAAAGCGGGGAATTATGCCGAAAGAAAAGAAAAACGGTCGCCCTTCCATATGGTCCGAAGCTCTAGAAGATGAGATTTGCCGCCGTATTGCAGCGGGGCGTTCCGTTTTGAGCGTTTCAAAAGACGACGATATGCCGTCGGACTTCACAATATGGAAATGGATGAACGAGAGAGAAAGCTTTTCTCTTAAATACGCCCGCGCGATAGAAGCACGGGCAATGGCGCACGCCGACGAAATTTCTGATTTGACGCGTCGCGTTGTTTTAGGGGAAGTCCCGCCCGACGTTGCCCGCGTTGCGCTTGACGGCTTGAAATGGACGGCTTCCCGGCTTTTGCCGAAAGTGTACGGCGACCGGCAAAGCGTTGACGTTGCCGTGACACATACGCACCAATTGCATTTAGACGCGCTTAAACGCTTGAACGAAAGCGCAAAGGCATTGCCAGTCGGCGACGTGATAGAAGGCGAAGTAATAAGCGTGTCCGAATAGACCTTGCCCTATTGACAATAGTTTTCCACAGGCTAAGAGTGTCGCAATAGAATTGCTATTGACCTTTTAGGACACATGTAGCACAATGTCTTTGACGCTAATCGGAACGGGGAGATTCGGAATAGGGAAATTGTGCATTGCAACATGAGACGGGAACCGTCAAACTTTTGACACGTCAAACAACTGACACTGTCAAACTTTTGACATGTCAAAATCTTGACACCCCCCCCGTCTCCACCCCCACTGGGGGTGCGCCTGCTGCTGCCAACCCCCTCCCGAAAATCCA